AATAGTAATAGTTTTTTCATTTTACTCCCTTTCTATCTGAAATCCGACAACGGGTCTTTCAACAACTTTTCCAACCTAGCAATCTCTCCATTTAGTTTGTCGATTTCGTTTTTTAACTTGATAATATCACCATCGTAAGATTTTACTTTTGGTGTCTTTAATCCATCAACTTTCTCACGAAGATATTTAAAATCCTCATCATACTTGTTGAATTTTTCTGCTACCATTTCTACATCAGAAGCATCAGCGAATCCTTGAACTACTTCTTCCAACCCATCAATACGACCAGTAAAACTATACCAACCAGCGATAACGGTAGAAAGAAAAGTAACAATAGCAATAATATTGTTAATTGATACTTTGAATCCTTTTGATTTAACTTCTTCAATAGCTTGCTCTATATCTTTTGCCATTTTTTTCTCCTAACAATCACAACAAGTGCATTCACACTTATCACAACTACAATTTGTACATTCACACATATTAAAACTCCACATTAATTGATGTTAATAAAGTATTTCTTAAAGGTAAGTTTTCACTACCACCTATGTAACCTAAATGAAGTATGTAATTTGCATACTTCAAATCTATTCCTAAAGTTGGATAATTTAAATTATATTTTATATCATTAAAATATCCCATCTTTAAATTTAAAAAACTATTGTACTTCCATTTTACACCTTGTCCATGTGTGTAATATCCTTTGTGTATATTCCATTGATTGTACAATGTTAAATTTTTCTTCTCAATCGAAGCACCAATCTGTAAACTTGTAGGTGTTTCGGTTGTCACAGTTCCTATTCTTGGTGCGAATCCCCAATTTTTCAACATCACATCCAAATCTATCAAATCAACTATCTTTCTTTGGTGTATTCCAACATCCATCAAGAATCCCATTCCTTTTTCTAAATATAAATCGTGTCTTATCAACTTACCACCGAATCCAATGGATGTATTATTCATCGGTGTATCTTTGTAATTCAACCCAGTACCCCAACCTACATACAGAACTAAAGAATTAGGACTAAAGTTATTCAACACCACACCTGCCTCATCCGTGTGTCTTTGTTGTCCGTAATCTTTATATGTTAATGAAAAATCAAAATCCTTCCAATTATATTCAACATAATTATATGTCATATCATCAGTAATGTTTCCTAACCAACTCATTCTTGTGAATGTTATTTGAGATAAAGTATCATCTTTGAGGAAGAAATTACGGGCAGGATTTCTGTGTACCAATGATTGATTACCAACCGAAGTTTCAAAGGCAGTCGGTGATATATCAAGTATACGATTTACTTGTCCGAATAATTGGCTACTCAACGACATTAAAATCGTTAAACCAAATAGTATCCAAAATTTGTTATTTTTACTCATTTTCCTTCCATCTTTTCAGTCCACCAAATTATTAACTTTAATGTAAAATAAATTGCTGGTAGTATTGAGAATAATATTCCCAAAAAAATTAGTGTGTCTTTCATTTACTTTCTTTTAGCTTGCCACTCCGATAACTTAGCTAAACCTCTCATCATTAGTGTTGAAAAAATTAAAAGTCCTATCAAAATTAGTATTTCCTTCATGTCCTCTCCTACTTTACAATTGTGAACTTGTTTGAACGGATTCTATTCTTGGTCTCTAAGACAAAAATATAAACACCCGGTTCCAATTCCATATGACTTTGATACACACTAACTTCAGGTAACCAAACCGATGGTTGATTATCAAAACTAAATGTGTGTATTCCCTTATCAACAACCTCATCCAATAGTGTACCAATGTACTGACCATTGGAATTTAATATGTAAAGTTTTGCAGATTCTTGTTTATCCATGAAAAATTGAAATGTGGTTGTGTTTACGAATGGATTTGGGTAGTTATAAGCGATATCATCATCACCCGGTTCATCACCACCAAATGCCCAATACTTATTCCAAACCAAAACCTCACCATCTTGTCTATCCATTAGTAAATCATCACCACTTGGATTACCTGCTGCATGTTTACCAACAAATTCAATCGGTGCTGCAGTCCATTCAGCGTCAGGAAACTCTGCTTCAAATATCAATTCTATACCATTTATAGGTTCATCAATGTAATATCTTTCAGGTGCATTCGTAGGAGAGTAATCCATACCACCAAAACTCACCCTTCTCCAATCACCTACAGGTTCATGTACATTGACATATGTGAACCAAGGTCCTGGTAAAACATCAGTTTTCATATCAATGAATTTTAGTTCCTTTTCATTGAATTTTATTTCAAATTCAAATCCAGCTATTTTATTACCTTCTTTCGGTCTAATAGTTAATGGAACAACAATTTCATTACCTGATTGTACCCTTACGGTAGAATCCTTTGGTAAGGAAAGTGTCACATCGAAATGTCGTGTTGCTATTCTGTTCAACCAAGTATTAGGTGGATTGTTACCCCATCTATAAAAAGTTGTACCATTCACATTAATATATCCATCAGAGGATTCTACTTCGGAATCAAAATCCGTAGTACCTGAGAATCCATCTTCTTTGACTTTTGTTCCACTGGCGTTGACATCACCTGTAAAGAAATAAAGTATACTATCTAATGTTGTATCGGGATTGACCTCACTCATCCAAGCTGAACTACCATTATTCAATACAAATGAAAGTGTATCTAAACCAGTCTGTATTTTATTCATCAATGGATTAGTCACCTCAATCAATCCAAATGTTAATGTTGTATCTTGATTAAAATCATCATCCCAAAACACGGTAAACTCATACTTTTGATTACCCCAATCTTGATAATACTCATAATCAAATGATTGATTATTTTCTCTAAATACCTCTATGGTAGACCAATCCTCGTAAGAGTTACCATTTAAATGTGTGTAGTTATCTAAAATCTGTGATACATATGCCCATAATATATAGGAGTCATTGAGTTGAAACACATCATCTCCATCTACATCACCGATAAAATAACTCACAGCAGATAATGTGTCTACTCCAGCTATTGATTTGTATTTGTTACTCTGAAAGTTAAAGGATGCTATGGCGTCATTAATGTTTGTGATTCCATATCTATCCAACTCCAACTGATTATGGTCACCGATATCATCTGCACTATCAGGTGGAAAGAAAGACATTCTGTAGTAATTATTTCTTGGAAGTTTTATATTGAAATATCCTCTATCATCCACATATGTAGAATCATAATAACTCAAATTCAAATACCCTTCACCCGGTAAAGTTCCATAACCAGTGTTGCCCGTTCCAAGATTTCCGAACCAATATGTACTTTCGGTATCACCGATTACATCGTCATTTAAACTTTCATCGGTTAGACTTGTAGTGGTATCTATATCCTCGATGTTATACCAATTAGAGAAATCTTCAGGATTACTTTGGTCTAATTCAAATTTAATTTTCCAATAAGGATATGTTCTGTCATCATTGATTACATTCCTCTGTGGATATCTAAAGTATCCTTCAACATCTAATAACTTAGGATGTAAAGAGATGTCACCTCGTCCATTTCCAACTCCGTTGCCGTGAGTTCCAACATTGCCGTCAATATAAAGTTTGTAATCCGTAGCGTAGAAACCATCTGTTACATAGGTATAATATCCTGTTTGTCCACTATATAGGGTGGGTACTCTAAATGAACGAGGTGCGAAGTTATCAACCACATCATCAATCTTGAAGTGGAATTTTACCAACTCGGTCTGAGTACCAGCTCCATTACCAAATGTCATCTCATTACCATTATGAGAGACCATCGTAACTCTTAACCAATCGTATCTCTCATCTTCAACTGATATTTCATTACCAGCATTAGCTAACGAATCAGTATAACCGACATCTTCATAGTGTACTACTTCATATGAATAGTCAGCACCAGCCGAACTATCTCCTTCCGTGAATCCACCAAGATATGTACCCTTTTCAACTCTCGTTGAATCATGTGACCAAGTTATTAAATCATTATCAAAAACTAAATCTATTCTAAATGCAGTAACATCAGCTCCATCATCATCGATGGTTATGGCTAATGTCATTACTGAATCTCTCCAAGTATCGAAATTGTTATTGTAAAGTGCAACACCTGAAGCAGTATTTGAAGTCGACATACCAGTAGTATCATCGGCTAAATATCCTCTCAAATTGAATGTCAAGGGTTCTCTCCACCAAGTTGATGGAGTCTTGTATTCCCTACTTTGAAGCACTCTGATAATAGGTGTTTGTGCCAGAAGACCCGACACCATCAGAATACTTAGTATCAAATTCCGCATTAACGCTTCCTCTCTATAATATGTTGAATGTAACCTCTTTGGACAAACAGGCTGTAGACTTTATTTAGTTATAATAAATATAATATATATTGACTAAACATCAAATCTGACAACAAAACTCATATCCATTTTGTCATCATTTTTGATTGGGTGTGATGTGCGTCCCACAACGAGTAACTCTCCAGCATCGTTGTAAAGACCTATTGTGGTTATGTAAGGTCGAAATTCACTATGAGTTACAAAGTTTTCGTAGTGTTGAGTTGCTTCATAGAATGATTTGAAAGAACCTGTAGAATTAAATCCACCACTTGGGTTGTCACTGGGTGGAAAGAATGTATAATCTTTTTTACTAATCCCCTCACCAACTGAAAAACTTCCACTCCTACCTAATGTAGCACTTGGATTAATTGATGCATTATGTTTTCCCATAGGTGAAATTACTCGATATTCGTGCTGATAAATCGTGTGGGTAGAACGATAGTTAAGGGTAAATCCATTGTCCATATCACCAGTAAAAGCGTTCAAATACCTTGAACCTGTACTTGTCATTACTATTAAACCTTGTTTGTAAAATACATTACCGATAACTACACTTGAACTGACATTACTTTCAGGTTGTGTTTTGAATGAACTTGCCTTATATGAAGCATAACTCGAAGAAAATTCAAAATCGTATAGATTACCATCACCATCATCTCTTATATCAGTTGTGACATCACTTATGTTATCTAATATTTTGACAGAATTTGGTTTGATACCCTCACCAATCAATTGTTGTGGTATTGTGATTAATGATGCACTTGCATGTAATTGACGAAAGTTTTTATTTGGATTTGAAGGCCCATACGATAGAAATGGTTCAATCTTTTTTCTACCTTTGGGAAGTTTTTGTATACCTGAATAGTTTTCGTAAAAATTCTGATTCAACATATAGTAGACTGGTTTATTATAAAATGTACCACCACTATACCAAGTAGACTTTGGTTTTCCTAAACTTTGTGAATCAGCGTTATATGTACCAATACTTTGAGATAAAGCAGAACCTGTCGAAAAATTGTATAAACTCCCACTATTTGCCTTAAGAGCGAATACTCCACTTCCACTATCGATATTCGTGAAAGTAAACTTTTTGAAGGTTTTGAATGGCTCTATTGAAACATCTTGTGGGTGGACATCTCTAAGTATCATTCCACTCCCCTATGTTTTAGAAATCAAGTTTGACTTTAATTAATGCCTCACGAGAATAGGATTTCAATACAGGTTGACTTAACTTTGCCACTGCTAATAACTCATTACTATCGTTATACAAACCAACGGTTGTTATGTAAACCTTTGGGTCTTTAAAGAAAGTAGGTTGAGTAAAATCACCAGTAGATGATGTAAAGAAAGTTGGATTGTTACTAAAGTTAAACTCTTTATTACCAGCTCTTACGAAGTAATGAGTTGATGAAAGTTTTTCTTCTCTACGAGCTTGAAAGTATGATGCGTCTCTAACACTTTTGAAAAAGTTTAAAGTGTTAGTATTGATTGTATTAGATGTCTCGTTTACAGTAAAAGATGCAGAGGCATTTACAATATCAGCGTTCAATAAAATCAAACCTAAATCAGGATAGAATAATCCATAACCACCACCAGGATTTGAAGCTGCTGCGGTCTCTATTACTGATGTACCAGTTGAAATCGAACCAGTAACAACATTGAACACTCTTCCACCAATTCCACTTTCAGGATTTGTTGTGGATTCACTATCGTCAATCAGTCTGATGTTGTCTCCGACCTTTTTAGAACTTCCACTAAGATGTAATTCCCAATTACCCGGATCCATCTTTTCTCTCATCCGTGCTCTCTTTAATGATATTACAAAAAAGTGTTTAGATGTAGTAGAGTTTGCGTAAGTAAATCTATCAACATTTGGTGGTAATAAGAGGTTTACCAATTGTGCGTGTATGGCTGCTGATGACCTATTACCAGTAGCTGCTCCGACAGTTCCTTTCGAACCACTTCCGTGTAAGTGTCCATAAGCTAAACTAAATTGTATTTCTGCTTCACTATCTGTTGCTGGACTTGTTTTGTATACATCAAAAAAGTAATTACCAGTTGAAGAACTTTGTGCAGATTGTGTGAAAAACATACCACTTGATAATGTGTTTGCTCCACTACTCCAAATACCACTTGATATTGTGGCTTTGATGTTTTTGACTACATCATTTTCTTGGTCAAATAATTTATATGCTCCTGCTAATGCCATTTTCTAACTCCTACGATTAAGATGAACCACCACTACCCGGACTACCAAGTACTGTTTTGTTCACGGTTACTGTGATGGTTGATGTAGCTCCAGTCTGATTACCTACGATTGTCAATTGTGTTGTTTTCTGATTAGGTGAGGTAAAGGTTTGAGGTATCACTCTTGCTGTCAAACCAACTACACTTTGAGAATTTGTAATTTCTTCACTACTCAAATTAACTGGTACTAATGGTGCTGTCTGACCAGGTGCTGCTTGACCAACTTGTAGTCTGGCAACATTTGTGTCATGAATTAGGAATGTATATCCTAAATCAGCATCAGTTGAATTCAATGTACCTGGACTTACCAAATCACCATTTCCACCCCCTTGTTGGAAAGTTAATGATGGTACAGCTAAATCCAATATTGGAAGACGAGAAGTTTCCTTTGGTAAGGAAATCAACTTGTACTTAAGAGCTTGAGTTTCATCAGGTACAGGTTCTAAAAGAGGCATGTTTTCAATCACTGCCCCATAATAATTTGTTCCATTGGGATGTGAAGTATCCCACAGACGATAGTCGACCTCATCATCTGCTAACGCGAATTTCGTAACTTGAAATTCATTATTACCACGAGCTAATAACTCACGACCTCTTTTCGTAAGTATTGCATCTACCGTGATTGTGGTATTATTTAAAAATCCCA